GCTAAAGCCTCAGCCAGGTCAATACGATAGTTATCCCCCAAAGTCTCATCCTTTGCCTGGGGAGTGGGCTAAGAAACAGATGATGCGTGGTGGTTATACTGCGCGTGAAAAGAGCAATAGAGGCGCGGAAACGACGGAATTGCAGCGCGCTTTAAACGCAGAAAGAGCGCAGCATGAGTATTGGGAAAGTTGGCAAGGAGTGACTCCTGGTCGTCCGGTTTATGAAAACCCAAGGACGCCGCAAAATACACTGCTTCCTAGTGCTGAATATGGAACTGAAGGACAAGGATACGGGTCATGACAAAGAACGAATTGATTTTAGCAGTCACAAAGCTTAAGCGCTACATTGAGTGCATGAGTGACCGTGAAGTGAAGGGAATAATTGACTCTTGTGGGTCTATTAACACGGCCTATATGCCCACTAACTGGCATTTAAGCAATGGGCTATATGAGAACTTTCAGAAAAAGACACACCATTTAGAGCTGAAAATAAAATGAAAAAGAAAAATGCACTAGAGCAGGCTCGGAGTCAGCTCAAAAAAACAGATCGTGTTAGCGCTCCAAAAAGCATTAAAGAGAAATTGAAAACAAACAAGGAGAAGAAATCATGAGAGAGAATCCTTCAGGCCGACAAGGCGGATTTGAAAGCATGGAAAGATTTAACCAGCGTGAGCCAATGGTTAGCCATCAAAGTGAAACAACACCTGAAACTGTAGCTAAAGATTGGCAAGCAGGTGTTTATGAAATGAAGATGGATGCCATGGATGAAGCTTATGGAATGGCAGGAAAGCGTGCCGTTGAGAGCGATTTCAACAAAGCGCATGGCCAATTCAGAGATTATAACTGGGCTTAATTAAGGAGCATTGATGCAAACAACACTAATTGGACAGAAGCGTAACTCTGGAATGCAAGAGATGGGAGAAACAAGAGAACCGATGGCAAAAGATTGCTGGACGGATGCTCAGAAGCTCGCCGAACTGTACTCTAAGCAATTAAAGCACGATTTTTGGGTGTTGTATGCAGCAAAACCACACGTTAAAAACGCTAATACGATTGTTGCAGGATGGGAAGTGATTGCAAAGCGTCCACCGCGCGCAATGGTTGGTGTTTTGGTTTTTAAGTGGGGCCATGAAGAAAAACAACTAACAGTTGAAACAGATCTTTCATTGCCATACGACGTGCCTGTCAGTGAGATAGAGTTGTCGAGTAGTAGTAAGGATTTTGTCCCAACTATAGAACAAGCTGCCAAAAAGTCGGGGTCGATTTTATTGGCATAGTTTCTCTAAAAAATTTTGTCAAAAGTGACAAGTATTTTTTTTTGAAGACGGGCGAAAACAACAGGTCTGCCGCCGAGACCAAAGAGGAACAATAATGGAAGATTTAGATATGTCGAGCCCAGGGACTGAGTTGTTTCCTGAGATTTCGCCACAACAATACAACTCATATCAAGACGTAACAGCTGGTCATGTCGTCGATGACTCTTTAAATGCGGGCGCAAATATGCCAGACGTCGCCGGTCAGGAGCAATTGTCCGAACAACAAATGAATTTTCGGGCATTACGTGAGGAAGTTGCCAAGATGAAAGAAGAGAGGGAGTATTGGAAGGGTCAAGCGGAAGCTTACTCTAAGGTTCCTTCTCGTCAACCAGAATCGGCGCAAGCAGCTCAGCAAGATGTCTATTCGGCATTAGATTGGGATGATTCGCGCGACGTTAGAAAAGCTTTTGATGCGATCAGACAAGAAAATCAATCTCTAAGACATGAGATTAAAGACGCTCTAACTGCTCTCGAAACGAAGACTCAACGCCAAGACTGGAACAACATGGTGACTCAGCACGTCCCGCAATTAACTAGTAAAAACCCGATATTTGCCGAGATGATCCAAAATGCGAGCAATCCATACGAGGCAGCTTACTTGTTAGCGGAGCTTAATGCAAAAGCGTCCCAAACTGTATCGAATGTCCCTCAGAACAACATGAATGGACAAAGAGCTATAGCTAATGCGCATAAACCACAAACGCTTTCCAGCGTTGGTGGTCAAGGGCAATTAAGTGCTGCTGATTATTACGCAAGTATGTCTGACGAAGATTTTATGAAGATTGCAGCGAGGAATCTGGCGAGTATCTAACTGAAAGGTTGATATATGCCAATTACAACTACAACACAAGTGCCACCAGAAGTGCGGACCTATTTTGACCGCCTCCTGTTGACATTAGCTCGCCCTTACTACATCTACGACATGTTCGCTCAGAAGAGAACTATACCTCTCAATTCTGGCGATCAGATGATCTTTAGACGGTATGCGACTCTTTCTGCTGCAACTGTGCCAATTCAAGATGGTACAACTCCTCCAGGAGATGCGTTAGCCGTAACAGATTTCAGTACACAAATTAAGTGGTACGGAAACTTTGTTGTGTTAACAGACCAAGTTCAATTCACTGTGCAAGATCGTGTTCTTAACGAAGCTACACGTGTTCTTTCACTTCAATTGGGCTTAACAATTGATACGTTGATCAGAAACATGATGGTCGCGACAGCAAGTTCGATCTCTTGTTCAAACGGTGTGAACGGAGGAACTCCAACAGAAATCACTACAGCAGATATTAAAACAGCAGTGCGCGCTCTTCGTTTGGGCAATGCTCGCTTGATGACGAAGCCTATTGTGGGGGAAAACCGCTACAACACAAGCCCTGTGCGTAGCTCATATTGGGGATTCATGGATGTTACAATCCAAAGCGATCTCGAGGCTTGCGCAGACTTCTTGTCAGCTGCTAACTATCCAAACCCAACGGATGCTTTGGAAGCTGAGTGGGGTTCAACCAACAACGTTCGATGGCTCTTAAGTACTAACGGATACTCTTCCAGCGCTGCAACACCAGTATGGAACAGCATTATCCTTGGACAAGAGGCTTATGGAGTTGTGAAGCTTGGTTCTAAAGAAGCTGAGTTTATCGTGAAGCCATTAGGCTCTAGCGGAACATCTGATCCATTAAACCAACGAGGTTCTGTAGGGTACAAGTATCCATTTGCGACTCGCCTCCTCAATGACAACTGGATCACACGTCTGTTGTCAACTCAAAGACTATAATCCTAGGAGGAAAACATGTCACAATACAGATTTGGTACATTTACAGCCCCCTCAACTGCTGCTGCGCAGACAATCACTTTGGGGTTTGTTCCTAGCAAGTTTAAGCTAGTTAACTACACAGGGTATGCAACTGCGACAGTTGTTTCAGAAGCTGAATTCAATTACGGAATGGCGGCTGGCTATGCTCTTATCAAGACAACATCTACTGATGCTGATGTAACGGGCGTATATCAAGTTCCGTCTATTCTTACAAGCAACGGATTTACAACCTTTAACACAGGTGCTTCCTGGACAGCTACTCAAGCTACTATTTCAGCAGCAACAAAGGCTAATCCTTGCGTGATTACTGCTACTGCTCATGGTTTCTCTACAGGAGACACTGTGACAATCAGTGGTGTAAGAGGAATGACTCAGCTAAATGCTAACCGTTATCTTATTACGGTGGTTGATGCAAACTCATTTAGCTTAAGGGATCTTTTCGGAAACGCAGTCGATTCTTCTGCATATGGTACTTACACTTCTGGCGGTATTGCTAATAAGATTTCTTCTAGTAGTACGCCTCCAGGAAACCAATATGACACAGGATCGTCTGGTATTATTCTCGGAACATCTTTGTTCCGTAACAATGCTGACGTTTTCTACTGGGAAGCTTGGACGCAAACGCCGACTGGCTGGTAGTCACCATCCAATAGGATTGTATTCAACTAAATTTATTAATTTGGTTGTTAACCGACGGGGAGGAGGCGACTCTTCCTCGTAGAATTATATCTATAACAATATAGGAGTCAATTAATGGCAATCGTAACAAAAAGACCTGAAAAAAAAGTTCCTGTAGAGAAGCTGCAAGAGCAACATTTATCTGGACCTGCTGATGAGTCAATTGAAAGAGTAGCTGCGGAACTTAAGGAAAACGAAGTGGTTATAGCAAACGAGATGCCACATTACGAAAAGATTATATTCCGTAACCAAAGAGATCCTGGTCATCCTTTAGAATTTCACTATGCCAGCAAAACTCATCCTTTCAAGATGTATAAGCTAATAGACGGTCATGAATACAATTTGCCTTATGAAGTAATCCGCAATCTAGAAAGCTGCCGCGAAAATATTGAAAAGTACCGCAGGAATAACGATGGAATCCCAGAAGTATATGTCGCTGGATTTAAAACACACTTTGTTTGTGAGAGGGCGTAATGGCTGAATGGACACTTGCTGATATTAGATCAAAAGTACGATCTACAACAGGTCGTCCTTCTACTGGTATGATGTCTAACACGACATTGGACGACTATATCAACAAGTTTTACCAATACGTGTTGCTCAAAGAGCTGAAAATCTCTTGGGGCTATACGTATTATCAATTCTTTACCGAGCCAAACGTAGATCAATATGTCGGCCCTACAACTTCATTCCAATTTAATGTCTCTGCCTATCCAATACTACCAGGGAGTTTATATGTCACCGACGGGAGTCAGGTGGCCCAGGATGACGGGGCCGGGGGATTTCTTTCACCTGCTACTGGCGCTATTGATTATACTACTGGCGCGGTGTCTATTACATTTTCGGTAGCACCATCTGCTAATGCGAACATTTCCGCAACATCGCAAACTTACATGGCTAATAGGCCTCAGTCGATTCTTTACTTTAAGAGTGCGCCTTTAGATAGTGCTACTCAATCAGCCAGGAATGACCAGAAGTATTTTGTGCTGCGACCTGTACCGGATGATGTCTACCTCATAAAGATGCAGGGGATACAGATTCCTCCTTCCTTAACTAACACCACAGATGTTCCTTTCCGTTCCGATCTAGGCCCATTGATTGCTTATGGAGCCTCTTTAGAGATCTTTGCGGATTTCAACCAAATGGATCAGTACGACCAGATAATGACTCAATACAACCGTTATAAAGACGTTTGTATGCAAGACACTTATGAAATGTATTTATATCAACGTTCAGTCCCAGCATTTTAGGAGTAGAAAATGGTTCTTTACACATCAAATGTCCCGCAGCCGAACCAAACAGTTGCTGCTAGTCAGCCTATCATTAATGCTAATTTCAACTATTTGCAAACGTGGGCCCAGGTTGATCATTACTCTAGCGGAGATAGCACAGACACTAAAAACGGCTATCACCAATGGGTTACGTTTAGTGATTTCACTGGAGCGCCTGGGCTTGGTGCTGGACGAGGAGTTCTTTATGCAGATCGAGATGGCAGTTCGAATCCAATATTAGCTTATCAGAATTCTCTAGGTTCATTTGCTTTGACAGGACGTAATCCATCGGTTGCGGCTTCGGGGTATACCTGTTTACCTGGTGGCGTTTATCTTCAGTGGGGTTTTGTAACGACTTCTTTAAATGGAACTTCTGGAACTCAAACCTTTCCTTTTACATTTCCCAATAATTGTTTCTTCGTTACTACAACTGCCTGTTTTGCATCAGGAGCTACTCCTAGTTCGCGGGCTACTATATCTGTTCAGCACGCAACAGCCAAAGCCTCCTTCAACTGGCGAGCACTTTCAGATTCATCTAATTATAAAGGCTTTTATTGGTCGGCTATAGGTAACTAATGTCAAAGGAATATACTCCATTTGCTATTTCTAATTTTCGAACAGGGTTTGATGAAGCTGTTGAGCCATGGTTGCTGCCCAGAGATGCTTTTCAGGTCCTAAAGAATGCTCATTTATATCGAGGTGTAGTAGAGAAGATTCCTGGATATCTTCATTTTGCAACTATGAGTTATCGCACAGAAGTGGCTTTGACGGGAGTGATTGACGGGGCAAATAAAACCTTTACTGGGACTATATCTGTTCCGACGACAAACAATATCACTGTGCAGTCGACTATTAATGCAGGAGCAACCCAGGTTGAAACTTTCACTGATAATGGAACAGGCTCCTTAACAGGATCCAATGGAGGAACTGGTACAGTCAACTATACGACAGGAGTTGTTAGCGTCACTTTTGGAGCCGCTGCGCCTGCAAATTTGACTGTCGGGGGAACGCAATATAACACCGTTATCTTGACTTATGACTCTGCTCCAGGTTCTTTAGAGCCTATAATGGGTATAAAACCATTTATTAGTTCTACCAGCTCACAAGATGTGTTGATATTTGATACAAAGCGTGTTGGAAAAGTTGTAACGCTACTTTCCAGTATGGCGATTGCTCAGCAATCTGATTATGGAATTTCTGAAATCCCCCATGAAATACAGGCTCTAAATATTGCTACTGGTTTTAACAATACAACAGGCCCTTTTACTGGCTCTTCATCTACATCACTTGTGCCTGGGGAAGTTGAGTTCAAAATCTTCAACAGCTCTAGC